GCTGACGTTTGGTAACCACTATCAATGGCAATGTCTATCAAGAGCAAGTCATCGTCTTCCGGCAGTTCATCAATCCAGTGAAAATGGTTCATGTTATAAACCATATCACCTAGACCGATGACCTCGCCTTTATACATCCATCGCCAATAGTCATAGTCGTTTTCTTTGTACTTCTCAATTTTGCGAATTAGCTGATCCGATAAAAAGCCTTTTTCGTCGTCTAAATACGTCGAATGATGAATAAAATAGTCAGGGTCATTTCGCTTACTGTCTACCCACTCATTCACCCAGTCATATGGGTTTCTAGGAGGGTTAAAAGAGTAATAGATCTTAACCTCTTTATCTCCTAAATCTTGACGAATAAAAGTATCTGAAACAATGTCGATGTCTTCTACTCCTGCAAATTCAGCAAGTTCCTCAAACCAAAGAGCCATAACATAGCCTTTAGCAATTTTCGCCGATTTAATTTTCATTGGATCGTCAACGCCGTAAAAATAAAAAGCCGTGTTCGTTCGCTTATGCCGGATAATTAAAGGTGATTTCCCGAAAAAGAATTCATTTTCCAATTTCAGCATATAAATAGCCCATTTGATTTGCTCATATACTGATGTTGAAAGGTATTTGCCGACTTTCCGCAATACTACTACGTTTCCGTTATCATCGGCGATAAAATCGGTCAACAATTTCAAAGAAATGACCGATGATTTCATAGAAGACCGTCCGCCTTTTAAAATGCTGTTAGGCTTTTCATTGAGCCAAAACGAATAGAAAATAGGATTTATAAGGTCAGTTATTTTGATTACGTTCATTTATAACTGCCCTCATTTCTTCGATGTCGTTCACAATAACTACCTTGCTTTCTTCATCATTTTCTTTCGTCAGCTCTTTGATTTCGGCTTCCGTCTTTTCAATATTTAACCGCATTTGTTCAAGTTTCAAGCGTCTTTCGTCATCTTCATGAGCCAGTTCATTAAATTGCTTGATCAGGCTTCGAAGTTCGGACATTGCTCTGGATTGAGCATTAAGAAAAGTTGCATGCTTATCCCATGCAAATTGGACCTCATATTCCTTTTCGCTGACTTCCATGTTTTCAGTGAGTGTATTCTTCTCTTTTCTTAGCTCTTTGGTCAAGTCGTCTTGATCGGAAACGAACATAATCTGTTGTGCTCGGATGATAGCAGCATATTGAATCATGATTTGATCCCATATTAAATCAGCTGGGCTTTTTTCATCCAACATCCCCATGATTTCCAATGTTTCTTGTGGGATGTATTTGGAGAAGAAGCCATGTTTCAATGCGTTTTGATTTCCTTTTGGAGCTGCACCGCCTTTATTTCCCTTTGCATTTATATTCCCTACAGGTGCGCCCCTTTTATTTTTTGTGTGCACACCTTTTTCTTTGTGTGCACCCTTTTCACGCGTCCAGCCATAACGCTTTTTCCATGACTTGACCGTATTTAAAGACACGCCATATTTTTCAGCAATGTCCTTGTATTTCATGCCTTTGACATAGTCTTTTTCAGCTTGAATATATTTGTCCGTCACCTGCTACATCACCTGCCACCTCCGACATTTGTGTTTGTTTTGGAGCAAAATAAAAAGCACCCGAATGAACGAGTACTTTATCTTCTTTAATCAATCCAAAAACTATTTCCTTTTTACTATTTCTTTCGACACAAAAAAAGGAGTTTACTTCCTTTCTGAAGAAATTTGTAAAAAGAAAGGAGGTGTAATTATGGCAAGACGTTATCAATGGCCTTTTAATGGGAACAGATTCATCGGAAACATAAACACTAATGAGGTGCATGACCTCGACAACGAAAAGACTCTTTGTAGAATTGATGAAATTAAACCATATCATGTTAAAACTTTTATCCCTGATACTCTCGAGCAGGCAAAACGAGAAGGATTTGATAATTGTGCCCATTGCTTAGGTAACTCTAAATATTAACAATTCCAATATCTCTTCGATAAGGGATGGCATTCTCTTGGTGCCATTCCTTACATTCTTCTTCTGACATACATCCTGTTTTAAGGTACATTTGCCAGACTCCTTTATTGTGGCCATCCGCGTAATAATACGGAAATGGCCGATACCCCAATTCCACAGCAATACGCACACTTTCTTCTTTTATCAAAACATGCGGCGGCTCGTGATGTCCCTTCCATTTTCCGTAAGCATTTTCCCATTCCGTAATTCTTCCGGCCTGTCCATGCCCACAGCAGGAAGATAAGGTAATCACTCCTTGATCATTTAAAAACTGTATTTCATCGGCAATGCATGCATCGACTTTTACAGTTTTATTTTGTCGGGCAGGATTAATAACTTTTACCCATTGGTAAACTCCATATAGACACATCTATAACACCTCATTAAAACATTATGACATTTTAGAGTATTAAATAACCGGCATCAAATGATAAAACAAAAACGCCACCCCAATCGGAGTGACGCCCTGCTTCAAAATATCTCACGCTATCATCATAACACGTCTAAACAGAAATATTCTGTCATTTTTCCTTCACTTTTCCGTCAGTTTTCTGTCATCGCAAAAAATAAACACGCCAAAAAGTGGCGTGCTTTATCCAGTAACCTCCACTTCATCAATTACAACAGGATCAGTTAGCCAGCTCTCAACCTTTAGATTTGGTTCTGCATCTTTAATCCTTAGGAAATCACTATCTATGCTTACTACAGTCAAATTATGTGCAAGCGCAACCGATGCTATCCAAAGGTCATTTTCACTAATCCCTGTTTTTTGAAGAGTGTATTTCCTTCTTTTGCTTCTTTCTTTTGGTCCAAACTTATCTAACACTTTCGCTTTTAATTCACCGTAGCATCTTGCGACACTTGAATCGCATCTTATAACTTCAATGGTATTTAATAACTCACTAACTTGAAACAAATTTTCTGTAATTTTCTCTGATCTATATGCCATAAAATACAACTCTGACTCAACAACAAAGCAGGTTTTAATCTGTTCATTATCCGTTTCTCTGAGTTTCTGAGACATTACTGGATTATTATCTAGAATCCTACTGCAATGATTGGTATCCAACAGATACATATTAGTTTAATTTAGCCTCTATCCTATTTTTATATACATCTTGTAGGCATTCTTCAAAATCATCCCCCTGCCAAGTACCAAGAAATCTTAGCAATGGGTTAGCAGTAGGCTTCTCTTTATCCAGCAATAACTCTAATCTCGGTTGTGGATTAACCACTTTACAATTCCACTCACCTTTTTTCACTTTTTCTAAAACACCACTGTAGTAAACAGTCATTGATTTTACTGTTATTACTTCATTTGAAGGAACATTATACGGCAGATCCTTTCTAGCCTTTATCCAAGGATCTTCGTTATGTGTTAAAGCTTCCAATTGATCAGCATTATAACAGCCGTAAATTTCCCAAATAGTGTTTAAATACTTTTTCTTATCCTCTTCTAAAAAAGGCTGTTCTAAATTTGGGATAGTTATGGGATGATATCCAAACACTCTATACGAGTCATAGACTAAATGATTCACGGGTCCGTGCGGCCAAGCTTGGAACGGGCTATTCGGAAATAATGGCTCTCCTTTTTTAGCTAAATGCCAAGCTTGTGCGTAAAAAAGAATTTTTTGTAACTTCTTAGGGGTTATTTCATATCTCGTCCCAGGCTTACTTAATCCAATTAAGTATTTAGCTGCGTCTAAAATTCTCATTACTTAACCCCCTCCTCCGTTCCTTGATTATAAGAATATGATAGTAATAATTTGTCATTTTAGCAATAATAAACTGTTGAAAATACATAAAAAATTTTATATAATACTACATTTTGTTTTTTAGATAAAAACAATACTATATATTGTTTTAAAAATAATAAGACACCTACACAGGTGCCTCTCCTTTGTAAACCTCAATTCGCAATATGAATGCAAGCTTATAAAAAGTCCGTGCTTTTAAACGATAGTATTTGCTCTCGCTCATTCCCATCTCATTGTATAGCTCGTAATCATACATCTCCTCATCATTTAGATAACGTTTAACGATCAACTCCCGTTCCCTCGGACTGAGCCGATTCACGCCGCGTCTAATCCATTCCATATATTCATCACGTTCTCGTTCAAAATCCACCTTGTCAATCACTGCTGTTTCTGTAGATGAATGAAAAACATTGGTGTTAGCATGAGGAACAAGTGAATATGTCGCTGTCACCTTTGGCAGCCGTTCTTCCGGAACTGTAAGGAGATAAAACCGGTATTTCTCCAGTGCAGCTTCTACTCGTTTTTTTGTCTCATCACGATCAATTTCAGGTAACTGAAATGTCATTTGTTTCATCTTTTTACCTCCTTAAAAATAATTAAAAAAGGACACCAAACAACGCTTATTGCGTCATTCAGTGCCCTCGGTTCTTCCGTAAGGCTTTTGTTATTCAGTTTCTCTAACTTTTTTAAACACTTCCTGTATAGTATTTTCAATCAAATCCTTATCCTCTCACTCTTAATAACATCTAAAACCTTTCCGTCTTTCCAAACCGCTGTATATTCTCCAAAGCCCGTTTGAGGGGCTTCGATTTTTGTGATTTGACCGTCTTTGACGACATACATGGAGTTCTCCATGAGATTGACTTCCGCTGTCATTGTTTCTGGATTTACTTTCACCAAGACCCCTCCCATGTTAAAATGAGATTGGGCAAGCCGGGAGAGATTCTGGCGTTTTTTTATTTTTTATAAAGGTAAAAATAGGAAATGTTACCTCATTTTATTATCGACAAATATCGACAAATGCTGATAATATTCTTCTTGCGATAAGGCTTTGTTTGGTAAACCAGCAAGGGTCTACCAAAACAGCCACTTTTGGGCGCCGATTTATTTCGGTGCCTTTTTACTTATCTGCCGTTTCCTCCCGTTTCCAAAGAAATCCAAGAAATGCCTCCTAATCTCCAAAGCTCGTTTTTCGCCTATTCCTGGGATCTCTTCTAAACTGGCAAGCCACTTCATCACTTGCTCAATATCTGTTTCCTTTTGTTGCTTTGATCCAGCGTAAAAACCTTTATTCCACGCTTCCATCATTTTTAGATTCAGAGGAGAAGATATTTTCTTCTCCCTTTTCAGTCTTGCTGCTTTTCCCATCAGAATCACCCCACTATTTTCCAACCTTTCTTTATACGGGAATTTAATTCATATTTTTGCAGTCTCTCATAAAGCCAAACTCCTTGCCCTTTCTCATTTCGATAAAGAAGATACCAACCACGTTTTCGCTTGGAACCTTTGCTTTTATATCTCATTTTTTCACCTTCTTTGCCTGTTTCCTGCGCTTTTTCAGTTCATCTAGTGTTATCCATCCGCCATATTTTTTGACGTATGTAACAATCGATAATTTGTGAGGATATTTCTTTTCGAATAATTTCCGTTTGATTTTAAATGTTTCTGTTTCATAGCCCTTTACGTCAATCACTTCAATACTGCCGTCAAGATGATGAACCTCAAAATCTGCTATATATTCAATCTTTCGATATGTTTTTCCGTCCTTTGTGAAAGCTTCTTGCAAAAGATAGCGTGGCTGTAAACGGAAAAATAAGATCTGATTATGCTCTTGCAACCATTTCAGTTGCTCATAGTATCGGGCTTCTATTTTGCTATCAAACACATGTCCATCTACTTCAACTTTTTTTGATTTGTACTTTGATGCACTACTCAAAACAATCGCCCTTCCTTCGTCCAGTTGTCATACATTTGTTTTAGTTGTTCGTCTGTTTGTTTTTCAAAAAATGATTTGCTATATTTCCCGGTCCCCATCGTCGCAAAATAGAGATATTCAATAATTTCTTCACGTTCCTTTTTATCTAAAGCCATCAATAGCCAACCTCCTGGCGATGATGATTGATTTTGTTTTTATCAAAATACGCTTGTTCGATTTGATCCAAAGTAAAGCCAAGTGTTTCACCTAAATCTATAAACAAATTGAATGTTATGTTATACCATTCCACAATATCATCATGCGCGCCGTGATCGATTGCTTCGCATAAATTGCCAATACACCTAAAAAGTTTATTAAAACTGTACGTTAAAGAACTTCCAACGTAATAGATCCCCATTACTATTTCTTCGTCCGAGATATTCAATTCCAACCCAATCGACAGGAAGAAATGGAGACCATCAACAAACTCTTCAAGAAGTGGGTTTTTATATCCAACAATTCCTTTGTCATCGCATTTGTAGCAACCATCACCATCGCATTTTCGGCAATAAATCGGCTGTTTAATTCTTGGCTTTTGATCATGGCTCCAATATTTGAAAAATCTAGCTTCGTTGGCTAGCTCACCGATTTCCACCAACAAAGCAAGAATCTTCTTTTCCAGACGATCTTCGCCGTATTGCCGTGGATGCTCTTTTTCAATGTGAGCGTCAAGCTTACGTTGCATTTCCAACAATTTTGCTATATTCATTTATTTGACCTCCGTTCAGTCATATAGCAACTTTTCCAGGGATATGAGGATGCGGATCGTATCCAACAATTTCAAAGTCATCAAATGTAAAATCATCAATGTTTTGTACTTGCCGTTTTATTTTCAGCTTTGGTAAAGGTCTCGGATCGCGCTTCAATTGTTCTTTGATTTGCTCAATATGATTTAGATAAATATGGGCATCACCTAACGTATGAACGAATTCACCGACTCCCAAACCAGTAACATGCGCGATCATATGAATTAATAAAGCATAACTAGCGATATTAAAAGGAACACCAAGAAATACATCCCCCGAACGTTGATATAGCTGACAAGATAGTTTTCCGTTCGATATATAAAACTGAAACATTGTATGACAAGGCGGCAAAGCCATTTTTTCAATTTCTGCGGTGTTCCAAGCGCTGACAATCAAGCGTCTGGAATCCGGATTTGTTTTAATCTGTTCGAT